CTCGAGAACCCAAAGGACTCAGTTTGGAAAAAGATACTAACTATCAGTGCTCTTGCATCTAATGATCTTGACAATTTCAGCAGATCCTCAACTTCCATGCTTGATGCCCTTGTTTCAGCTATCAGTAACACTTACCTTGGGGCTGTTGTTTCACATTTCTATGAAGTTAACAAATCTATATTAGCTTCCTTAAAAGTATCGCCAAGAGATAATGATTACTACGTGGGAGTCAATGGAGCTTATTCATCTGTTACTATAGCCAAAATGAGTTCTACATTAGATAGTTTTTCAAGATGCTCTTATGCTGTGATTTATAAACATGAAAGAACACCGAATAAACTATTCACTAGGTTCACTAGTACATCAAATGCATCTGTTTCAAGAACATCATTTTATTCCACAGACCCGAACCAATTGTCTTACAATCTTAAATTGCCATTCACTATCACATCATTAGCAACTTGGGAAATAGAAAATAATATGGAAGGAGCATCTCTATCAAATGGGGTTTTGACACAGATAATCATAGATTGTGCATCCACTGCAATGGTAAATAGGGACCAGTTTGCTCAGGTATCAGAACAGGTAAGGTATTTCTATATGGCCTCTATTGGGTATGGTGGATCAGCTCCAGATATTGTAAAGAAAACTACATTCATTAATACAAGGCATGCTTATGAGGTTCTGTTTCTCCTTAGGTCTTACAAATTGGCGGCCTGTTTGACTACAATATCATGTGCCAACAGGCTAGCTTTTATTAGGGATGATACTACAGATGAATTAAGTGTTGCATTCCCTCACAGTATGTTCCCGAGCAAGAGTTTCTCTCAGACAATTTCATCCATGTACATATGCAATGTGTATAACAAATTTAGAGCATTTCATGAAGTATCAGAAGCTATATGTTACAATGCCATAATGGATGAGAAAGCTATATATCAAAAGAGAATGAGGGAGGATAAGTTTTCTGTATCTGGACTATCACCAACAGCATATAATGCAGTGGAAGCAGGAGATAATAAGATTCTTGAATATATTTACTCCAGTAACTTTGTTGAAGAAGAAGTTTTATTTTGTGAATCAATTTGCCTAATTGAATCTAAAAGATATTCAGGTTCAGCTATTTTTATTATTGGTGCAACTGAAACCCATATGACTGTGCCCAGTGCCATTATTGATTCAATCTACAATAAACTAAATAAGGCTCCTATTGATGCTTGTACTATGAAGGGCAGTATGGATGCAGGTGATTCAACAGAACAGCATCAGGGTATTAGAGCAGCATCCACAGTGTTAGAAGAATTAATTAGGCAATCAGGTTCAGATCCCAAAAATGTTAATAGAAATGTTTTAGGTTCTGTTTATATGACAGATAAAATTAAAACTGAAAGACCCTCTTTCACTATACTATCATGTACCATTAAGCAATTCACTGATGGTTCAATTGTATATAGGTATAGGATTGTCCAAAAGGATCAGAAAGGACATAGGGAAATCAGTGTCTTAAATTTTAATTTTAGGATAGGTGCATTATTTATAGAAACTATCGCTCGTGAGTTGGCTACTATTATTCCAGATATAGATATCTGTCATGATCACAATAAGGACAAGATAATAGAAGATACAATCCAATCAACATTTGATAGGGAATTGTTCTCTAAAGGAGTTTACTGTTATGATAATTCAGACCAACAGAGATGGGGACCAAATCACAATGTTAATTTCTTTTCATATAGCTCACTCTCACTACTCAAGCATGACATGGGCCTTCTCAGACTTGCTAATAGAGTATATGATTTAACTATGGATAAAAGAGCCAAGTTTCCTGAATCACTAATTGATTTAATAATTAAAAAGAACAAAGAGTCTAGTGGGTCTAAGCCTATCAACAAGTTTATAGATTTTGCAAAACCATTCATAGATGGTAAAATATTTGAATCAAGGATGAGTGCAGGAATGTGTCAAGGAATCTATCAGGATAATTCATCACTTCAGCACGGGATTATGGCCATGAGTCATGAGGATGTAATAAGAGAGATACACCCTAATGTAACATATAAATCCCTAGTTACCTCTGATGATGCAGAAGGAGTTACTTACATACCCAATGGAATGGATAGGATATCAGTGGTTAAAATTTGTCATGCAACTGGTCTGAGAATTGGTAACCTTTTCAATATTGTTAGGAGTAACCCTAAATCTGCTTATAACTTTCAAATAGCTGAATTGAATTCTATTTTCTTTAAGAAAGGTGAAATGGCAACACCATCATTGAAACAGAGGATATCTAAAATTGATGTAGGAATGGGTTTGAATCACACAGAAGATTATTTGTCAGCACTAACTTCAGCATCCAGCTACTTAGCATCAGGGGGATCTTATATGGGAGCTGTAATTATAACTATTTTGAATTTAGTTCTGCACACAGAGCAGTGGTTGAGATGGGAATTTGTTAAATCAGAGAATTACTATAAGCCTGTCGAATTTGGAGGGTTTCCTGTTATTGAACCTTTATCAGCCATACTATCAGGAGGTGTTGCCAATTTTTACCAGAGGGTGTCCCACATCATAACTCCTGAAGCCTATTCCCGATTAACAGTTAATTCTATATTATGTCCACCTGAAGAAGTGTCCCTAGCTGATTTTTCAAGAACAGGATCAGAAAAGGTTAAGAAAAGTTTAGCTCAAGATAATTTGACAATTTTTAAAGGAACAGGACCAATGGGGATTTTCCAATTATCAAGGACTGACAAAAAACTTTCTCAATTCGAAAGGAGACATGGAATCTCAAACTGGATCATACCTGATGAATTTGCAACTCTCAAAAGAGATTCAGCTTTAGCTAGTGATTTCATTTTTTCTATTTTTAGGACAACTAGTGTGAATTCTCTTGATACTAATATTGGTGTTAATAGTTTCTTTATCAGAATGGCTGAGCCCTGGGCATCTTTCACTAGACGGTGCATGAGAGTATCTTCTGAATCCCCTTTCTCAAAATCTTTTTCTTTAGGTAATGAAATGATATCTCACAAAGAATTAGCTGATAAACTCTTAGCCATGTCTATAACTGATGCTGGTTTTGAATTACAACTAGCTTCTAGAAGGTGTGTGAGAAAGGATGAATTTCAGATAATGGAAGCACAACTGTCAGTGAGATTTTCAGATGCCAAATCTTTAAAAGATTATCTATCTGAGCAGGAGGCAGAGGATTTTAAAAGAAATTACATTTCACCATCAATTCAGAACATAACTCTGAGAGGGCATACTGCAGCTGATTCAGATACTTATATGCTTTCAATAATCAAAGCACTAGCTGGTAAGAAATCCAGAGATGTTATCAATGATTATAAGAGATCACTATTCGTATATGATTCGCTTCCAATTGATGAACCCAAAACACCTTTGCCATTATTATCAGCGGTAGTTCTAGCTGACAATTCCATAGCTTTGTATAATAAGTTTATTAGAAGGTCTACAAAAATGATAGTCCCAAACAAAGCGGAAGATCTAAGGGAACTGTGTAAGGATATAATTAACAATAGGTTCACAGAAAGGTTTGGGATGATCTTGCAAGGTACTTTAAACTTAGACCCAGAGAGGACCAAACCTTATGCCCATACTAAATGGTATCAAAATATCATTGAGTTATCTGAGAAATATGAGACAAGTTTAGCCAATAAGGTACTCAATAATGAAAACCTTGACATAGCAAAATTTGGTATTGAATCTAGAAGGCCTATAATAACTAAAGCAGATGCCTTCGAGATTTCCGGACCTGGAGCTTCTGAGAAAACCATATTAGTAGATACTAGATCAAAAGATGCCTTTGTGTCTACTTTAAGGACTTGGATGTCAGCTAAAGTGAAATTCATGCTATCTAGAGAGACAATAAATTCATTTACAGCTGGTAAATTGACTTTTGCACATGATTACTATGTGGGTGATAATAGGTATTTTAGATTTGCTAAAGATAAATATTTTGAAACTAAATCAGCTAATGCAAAGGGCCTGCA